GTAATAATATCATTATCGGATTCTAAGAATTTATCAATATCAGTTTTCAAAATATTCAAATCAAATGATTCCCATCCTTCATTGTCTAATTCTTCTTTACTCATTTTTCCAGTATAATAAAGCCATTTCTTTCTTTTCAAAACATTCATATCTGATTGAAGTTTTCCTAATATCAACTTTTCATCTGTAAACAATATCAGATATTTGTTATGAAGTTGTGGTGTTTTCATGGACTCTATATCAAGTTCTGTTTCGTCCATTTTCATATCATTATTAACCATAAGCCTAATATCATTAAGATTCATCACGAATTCTCCTGTTGAACTATTGTGTATTATACAATAATTTAAAACAAAATCAAGAATTATTGTGCAGAAGTTAATCTATCAATATTATAGTACATATACGCAAATGTGACACTAGCAACAACAGGTTCATTATCCGTATTTGTTGAATTGAATTGAATACCACTTAATGTTATTGGAAACATATCAACTATATTCACTTGAAGTTTTGGCTTATAACTACTATTAGTTATTGCCAATCTTGCATTTGAATAATAATCTTGAAGTTGGCCGGTAGGTTTGTTTGGTATACTATAATTTAATGTGTTTTTTACATCAGTCATTATGGCAATTTGTTCCATCCATTCAAACACTTCAATCCAGTTTTTCATGTCTTCATCAACTATAAAATTAACAGTAAGATCTTCCCAATTATATCTCCCACCAATCCACTTAACTGTAGTTCCTAGGCTGGTATGTTGTTCTGCTGGTGTTAATGAAAGAGAAGGTAAATTTACAGATTGGCAATGATATGTGACTAATGGAAGTCTAGTTATTTCTAATTTAAAATAATTAGTAGCAAGATAATTATTGGTGTCTGGTTGTCTTGGATCAGTTACTCGCGTAACATCTGGAATTCCTGGGCCAGTATATCCCGCATTTGCACCAGTATATCCACGATTATATACCATAAATTCTCCTTATATTATGTATAAAAGAAAAGGGAGTCCTTTTGGGACTCCCTTATTCTCAAAACAGATTAGACTGTTTATTATGCAGTGTTACCATGTAGGTTGGTGATTGTGAATAGTCTGTAGTAGACATTCTTATCAGCAACTAAGTTACCACCACTCATGACATCTGTACCGTCATCGTGAGCGAATGGGTTAGCAACCATACCGTAACGAGTCTTAAACCCGATCTTGGGTTGGAAGGTATTCTCACCAACCGCACGCACCATCTGTAGTGGGACATACGGGCAGTAGAATATACCAGCATCATATGGATTACTACCACGATAACCAACACAAGCGAAGTTAATATCACTTGATCGTGCATCATTAGTCGTAGCACTGTATGGGTCAATATAAACTTTCATCTTACCATTTAATGTTCCAACGAATGTGTTGCCTGTGTCGTCAACATCAAGACTGGTGTTGACTGCGGGGGACAACTGTAGCCATCCACCCATTGCAAGAGCAGAAGCAACATCACTGGAACAAAGTACCCAGTTACCTTTACCTCTACGAGTTTGCTTGGCGATTACATTGGCTTCTCGTTCGAGTTGGAACATAAGTCCACGGAAGCGTTCTGCACTCCAACGACCGTCAGAGTCAACATTTAAGTCGTAAGTACCAGCAGTACTTAAATCTGCCTGCTGGGATCCACTCTTAGCAGTTACATAGATGCTTCGAACTACCTCACGGTTAATCTCAGTAAGAATTTCGCTACTAAGAATATTTGCAAGTTCAGTCTCTGCGTCAAGTCCGTGAACTGCTTTCAAGTCCTGTGCTAGTTCTGTACTATACTCAGCCTTGAGGGCTCGGGTTTTTGCTTCAACAGCGACTCGTTCGATACTGAATGCCATATCTCGGAATGCAGTACCATCACTAGAACCCATACCTTCAGCAGTTGCTGTGATTAATGCACGGAAGCTAGCAAGTGATGTAGCATTTACTGGGTCAACACCACCAGTAGAACTAAACGGTGCGCCAGTAGAAGTATTACCTTCACCAGAGAACTTAGCAAATGCTTCTTGGTATAGTGCTTCTGCACCAGTTTGAGTATCATATCGAGAACGCATTGCAAAGATGAGTCCTGTTGGCGCACTCATTGGTTGAACACCAACTAAATCATATGCAATTAAGTTTGGCATTGAACGACGAACAAGACTGATCAAGATTGGATCGTAACCTGCTAAATTGCCTGTCTGTGAGGCAGCAGCACTAACACTAAACCCACCACCCATTGAACTAGTTGGTGTTGATTCGTGAATATTTTGCTCTCTCATTGCCATTTCTTGGTTTTCTAATAGAGCAGCGGTTACTTTCTTTCTATAAGAATCTTCAATTTCAGGAAGATCTGGATGTTCTAAAACGGGTTGCCATTTTTCCGATAGAACATCATAGGGTGTCGTATTATTATCCATTTCTATATTTCTCCTTAAGGGTTAATTTAATCTGAATGATTTCTTTTTTATATATAATTTCTTATATTTTTAGAATGTTTTATTTGAATCTGTTGCGTGACGATGAATGGTTTTCATATATGAATCCATTACTGGGCTATTATTTATGGTTAAACTATCTTCAGAACCTTCTTCAGTAAGAAGATTATCGGATGATGTTAAATTATTATTGAAATAACTTTCTTTAATAATTTGAATCTTTTCTCGATATTGATCCTCGTTTTCAAATTCAACCCCCTCTGCCAAAGATGCATATCTTTCAACATCTGTATCTATTAATCCTTCTGCTTCTTCATAGAAGATTTCAGAACAACGATGAGAAAGTAATGATTGCCGTAATTCAATATTGTTTTCAATGAATTCGTTTAATTGATTTTTTAGTTCTTGGTTTTCTGTAACAACATCTTCAATAATATCATACTTTTCATCGGGGACATCAATGTAATTTTCATCGAATAGATTTTTTAAACCACTAATGAAATTCTCAGCAATATCGGCACGAATTCCGGTTTCAACCGACAATTCATTAGTTTCCATCCATTGCTCTACAACATAACCAAGATAATCATCCAATTTCTCAGCGAGTTCAGATGATACTTCTTGAATATGTTCTTCGAGAACATTTTCATACTTTTCAAGAATTATGGATTCTATTTCTGAAACTCGTTCATTAATTGCGGCTTCAAATATAGTAGCAGTTTTAACCATAAATTCTTCCGATAGATTTTCACCATCAAAAAGTGCATCTAAGGTTTGCTCTAATCGTTCTTGGGGTGTTCCGCTTGCAGGTGGTGTTTCAATTTTACCAGAAGCAGTCGATAATTTTGCAGCGATAGATGCTCGGTTTTTGGTTATTTTACCTTCAGTTCCTTTATCTGTATCAATCTTTGCATGTTTACCCTCTGCATCTTGATAAAGTTTAGGATCTTCTTCGGACTTTGTGTCTAGTGTTGGAGTCTCTGCTCCTGCTTCTAGTAAGTCGTTATAATTAAATTCTTCGTTACTCATAATAGATACTATCTCCTTGATTGGATTGTTTATGATTTTCTTTTACCATGTTTTGATATGGCTTTTTTTATTATTGATCCTGATATATCTTTAAGTTTTTCTTTAGATAAATTAATTAATTTATCTGATGCGTCTGTTTGTCGAATTTTTTCCTTAGCAAAATCAACAAGTTTTTTAGCCCAACTCTTAGAAGCCTCTTTTAAAAGTAAAGAATCCTCAAAAATTTCTTCTTCGTGTGATATAAGAGTTTCTTTTGTCATATATATTGCCTCATTTAATTATATATAAAATTAAAGTTTTGAGAGAAAATGACTAAATGCGTTTATTGCATCTTCTTCTAAATTTCTTGAAGGACTCTTTTCCATTACCTTTCGATATTGTTCAATTTCTTTTTCTTTTATGATACCATTTTCCCAAATCCACTCTTTACCTTCCATAATACCATCTACAAAAGCACCAGGAGCAGAAGGATCTGCAACAAGATCTACTGCTGAGAGCATAAAATCTTTTTGTACTTCATTGATACCACTAGCATTTTGTTTTAATGATCCCATACCTCTAGACGAAACACCCAACCTTGCTCCCTCACCAATTAAATTTTGTGCAATTTTACCCATCGGGGTATCCATAATTTTTGCTTTACCATGAACATCATTTCCTGCCATATTTAATTCCTTAATCATATGTGAAACACGATCAAGATTTACTGTTGGTCCTTGTGGATGATTTAATTCCCCCATTGCACGATTTTTTGAAACATATTCTGTACCATATCTCTTAACTTCATTTTCCATTATTCTTAAAGGATATATTCTACCATTTTTATTCTTTTGCTCTGCTTGCATAAAGACACCCTTAATATAATGGCTTTTCTTTCCTGTTTCTTCGTTCTTCTCAACAAGAAATTCTATATTTTCTGTCATTTCGGTAATTAATTTCATCAAGAATAATCCTCTTCTGCATCCTTGTCTTTGTCGTTACTATTCTTTTTCTTTCTTTTTAATGCAACCCCTACTTTTTCGCCATCTTCCTCCGAATCATCCTCTGGATCATCCTCTGGATCATCCTCTCCAGAGATTTCTTCTGCATCAGATTTCCAATTATTATCAATATAATTAAAAAATTTCTTCTTTTGATCATCATCTAAATCATCTGGATTATTAACACCAAACTTCTTTAATGCTAGTTGGAAAAACTTTTTATATTCTGCACCATCATTATCACCATCTTCGTCAATTTCATCCATATAATGATTATTATTACTATTATAAAGAGATGCAGCAGTAGATAATTTTAATTCATGAATTCTTTCATAAACTTTTTCATATAGGGCATAATTAGTCTGATCAACCGCATCTACCATATTACCAGAAAGTATATTTTCAATTATTTTTTCGGTTAGCATTTATTATGTTCCTTTATATCAACACTCTTATTTAGTATTACAAAAATTTACAATCTTATTGAAACTATCCTTGTTTTCGGAAAGCAATTCTCTCATTTTAATTTGATTATCTTTATTTAAATTATCGTGTATTTTTGTAATATTAATAGCCTCTTCTGGCAATATATGTATACTAGACGAATCTTTGAGAGTAAAATTTACCACAGAATCTGTTAAATGTGACAACATTAAAGCAGATATGATATCATTTTCTTCTTTAATAATACTTGCTTTTAAATCTTTTGCAATTGCTTGAATCATTTGCAGTGTATCTTTTCGGAGTATTTTTACAGAAACAACATTACCCCTCTGTGAAATATTAGGATTTTTTATTCCCATATTGGTCAATGCTGTTATAAAATCTTTCGTATTTTTCGTAGATTTAAATTTATATGATATAGAATATTCTTTGGCTTCTTCAACTTCTTCACAATCTTTACACTCACTATTACTACTACCAATAATATTTGCAGATATATTCAAATTTTTATCTATTATAGAAGAAGCAAGTCTTTCTTTCATTTCTGAAGAAAAAGAATCAGTAAATCCACTTTTATCTTTATTAATTATAGAGGCTATCATATTATCAATATTGCTCATCTTCTTCTCCTTCTTCTGGTTCTTCTGATTGTTGAGACATTTCTTTTTGAATATCAATATCTATTAATTTAATATCTTCTTCTGATTGTTGTAATATGTTTTTTCGTATCCAGTCAATAGAATAATATTTACCTATATATTCGTCTGCTTGGCTCAGCAATTCTAATCTATCTCTCATTATTTCTGATTGTTTTAATTCAGAGAAATGAGAATCTCTATTATATGTAAAATTAATATTTGGTTCTATTTTTTTCCAATCTTCTTCCGACATAATACCTTTTAGTACTACTTGTATTCGTAAAAGATTCATAAACATTAAAGAGAATTTCATTCTTAATTTATCAATAAATTTACTAAATTTAACCTCATCACGGGTAATTTCTGCACTTCTGCCCATATTGAATCCATTATCTGGTTCCATCCTAGAAACAGGAACATTTAATGCACGATAAACCTTTTTAAGAAGATATTCTACATCTTCCATTTCTCCAAGATTTTGTCCACCCTCAAGGGTGGTAATTTCAGTTCCTCTACCACCTTCTCTTCGAGGAAGCCAAAAATCTTCAAGCATATGAAGATGATCTCTACCATCAGTTACTTCGCCAGTAGTTGCATCATAAGTTACTTTATTACGATAACGGGTCATTATACTTTTAATGTATTGTTCTGCTTTTTGCTTTGGTAGATTACCAACATCAATATAAAATATTCTTCTTTCTGGAGCGCGAGATATTCTATAAATCACAACTGCATCTTCAATTTGACGAAGCATATTTAATGGTCGAATAGCCTTTTGTAAATAACCAACAACCCTTTTTGAATTTGAATCAATTATACCAGAATGGGTATAGCAAATAGAATCTACTGCAATTTTAATTCCTGAAGATGATGTTGGAGTTAGAGAACCCCTAGAAGTATCAGTATATACATAAAATTCTTCTATTTCTTTAATAAAAGGAACTCTGTTCGTTCCGATATGTTTTTGCTCTTTTTTAACTTTCTGAATTTTCTTAATATTTAAAGGATTAATTGCTCTTAATTCGATAATTCCTTTTTGGGGATTTTCTTTGTCTATCATAATATGGTAATATAATTTACTATCAACATACCATCTACGGTAAATATCATAAGCATAATTATGAAAATTAAGCAATTTTAAAATATTATCATACTCTGAATGTATTTTATTTTTAATATTATCAGATAAATTAACCCTCTCCAAATCTAATTTAATGGGCTTTTTATCAATGTCCATTACAATAGATTCGTTAGTTATATCTTCTATAGCCTGATCTACTTCTGGATATAGTGACATATTTCTAAATTGTTGAATGAGTTGTTTT